TATCAACCCGGCAGTAGCCATATTTGGCGTTCATAAGAATGTCGAAGGTGAAGAGTCGTATGTTCTCGTAAACGGTTGGTATAACCAGACAGAAAAACCTATCTTGTTTGAAGACTTTATGCAAGTTATAAGGTCGTTAAATAACCGTTACCACCCTAAGGTTTTCCTTTGTGACCCTAGTCGCCCTAGCCAGATATTACAGATGCGGGCGGATGTTCCGGCGATATCAGGTTATAACCCTATTGCGGAAGGTTTATCCCAGGTTCACAGTTTAATATATCAGAAGCGGTTAGTGATATCAACCACAGTGGATGTGTTACCAGGTTTCAAACCTTACGCCGGTAAAGAGGCATATAGCGAGCTAATGGCTTACAGGTATGCTACGGCGAAGGATGGGACGGTAACACAGGTTATAGCGCCGGGTCAAAAAGACCACATGACAGACGCCATTCGATATGCGATAGCGCGGAAGAAGCCTACGCTTTAGACGACAGAGTATGGTTAGCAACACGAAAATAGGACTATGCCATACTCTTCAAACCCATTACTAACTAAGCTGCCTTATGAGGGTTATCAGACTAACGAGACTGTCATAGCTTTATGTGCTTCGGTAGATAAAGACTATAGTGACTTGGCAACCTTGTTACAGTCGATGACAGCCAACCTAACACCGTCGACAGCACCTAATAGCTATTTGGACTATCTAGCGTACCTAGTCGGTTTTAGTGGTGCATACTGGGATAACGGTTGGTCAGATAGTGTGAAGCGCGCATTCATAACGGAGGCGCATTCTTTATGGCGTAACAAAGGAACCGAAGCCACTATTCGTAAGGTGTTAGGTTTTCATGGTATTCAGTATGACCTTTGGATGCAAACCAACCTAACGCTACCTTTTATCATACCAGGTTTGTTCTCAAAGAAGAGCCTTAAATACTACATCAGGTTACCTATCACATACGCACGTGTATCGACCCAATGGCGTGAGGCGGAAAGAACGATAAAGAACTTCAGTCCGGCAGTGGTAGAAAGTAAGGTATGCTATGAAGCGTTTATTCTCGGTTATTCGGTTTTAGGAGAACCTTTATTTAGATAATATGCCAAACACAACCATCACGGCTTCTATCCGTAAAGCGGGGGATACGCCTGTTACCGGTTACATAAACGTAACGTTATCCCGTGCAACAGTCATCGACGACTTAATGGTGTTACCTTCCGTCCAGAAGTATGACTTGGTAGCCGGCAACGTTACGATGACATTAGCGGCTACAGACGGTGTAAACGTCCCTTACATCTTTGAAGTGGTAGAAAGTACCGCTATACCTATTGACAACACCACTATACCACCAACGCCAGCTTACACGGAGTTGGTAACGTTAAACACTTTCACGTCGATAGTACCGTCAAGTATGGTACCAATATCTTTAGACAGTCTTAGTGCGACTAATGGTATCTTCGAGGATAACAGTGACGCATCGTTTGTTGCGTTGGCTCGGAGGCTATTTTATAACGATAGTTTCTGGTTTATCCTACGCCAAAACCTCTTCAATGTTAAAGGTGTTTTCAACATTGCGACAGCTTACATTCGGGGTGACTTGGTAACGTTGGATGGGTCATCGTTCCTAAATAAAAGCCCGGTTCAAGTGGTAGGTGTTTTGACAACCGATACAACCGTATGGTTTCCGATGGGAGCGCGGGGTGAAACAGGTACAGGTACTTCCGGAAATAACCTGGCTTATAACGCAACAAACTGGCTAGGACAGCTAGACGCCCCAAGTCGGAATGCAGTCCGTAACATAGTCGAACTATTGGCGACTAAGGCGGAACTGTCAGGCTATGCGCCATCGACAGGTGCAACCTTGACAACAGCATCTTTGAATGAAAACCCGGTTGCAGGTAACAACACGACATCGATAGCGACAACAGCCTTTGTCCAAAGTGAAGTGGCGGGTATAAGGTTGGCAGCGTTAGCAGTCGGTTCAGTCGTAGCCTACGCGGGAACAGTGGCTCCAACCGGTTGGGTTATTTGTGATGGTAGGTTGTTAGATAGGTTATCTTTCGTAGCCTTATTCGCGGTTATAGATACAGTCTATAATAGAGGGTCAGGTGGTGAAAACACGCTAAACTTCCGAATACCAGACCTCCGCGGTAGGACGATATTCCAACCGGATACGTCAGCCTTTACCGGCGCAGCGAATAGGAACTACTCAGCGACTACTATAGGTGTAGGTACGGGTAATAGTAACAGGGTGTTAACAGTCGGAAACCTACCAGTACACAACCACGGAGGCATAACCGCAACACCAAACGAAGTGGCATCCGATGATGTGGCTTTCAACTATGGTGGTGGTGGTGTGGTAACACAAGGTGTAGGTCGTGTAACATCGACAGGTGGTCTTAGCCGCTATAACGCGCATACACACGCTATAGCAAACCAAGGTAATAACGACGCGTTCAATATGATAAACCCATGTCTTATCCTAAACTACATAATGTACACGGGATAAACATAGTAAGGTCAGCATAAAACATAAGAGTAGGTAGTCATGGTTTTATATCCAAATACGCCCTTTACCGATGGTGACTTCTTTATCGCTGACCTTGCGACATTGGCTTTCAACCAAGTGTTTGACGACCAAACCCAGTGGCTAGGTCATAAGGCTAGGTTAACGGATGATAGTCTGTCTAACGTGGCAGGAAACATAAAAGGTAGGGTTGGTAACATCGCCGATGCTTTTTTACCAACAGTGGTATCAGGTTTGACTATCAATATCGCGACAGGTACTTTGGTGTTACCTAATGGAACAAACCTCTTAAAACCAACACAAAACATAGTCGTACCGAATAACGCGAACACATTCATATATGCCGATGGTTTAGGTACTATAACATCAGGAACGACACCTCCCGTTGTGAGACGGTTGTTAGCCTTTGTTATCGCGTCAGGTGGCGTAGTAACATCTTTGACCGACTTACGTGACGCAGGTCATAGACAAGTGCAACCGCAAGCAAACGTTATCCGAACCTTTGGCGGGTCATCGACAACGGACTTTACGGCAACAAACGGTATGACCTTGGAAGACGGTGAATACTACTTTAGAAACTTTACAGTGCCTAGTGGTGTGTTAGTAACGGTATCCGCCTTTGCCCGCATTATATGTTCGGGTAACGTAGTGATAGCGGGTCAGGTTACGGTTACTCCGGCTTCAAGAGGTTGTGCTCCGTTAGCGTATGACATCGGCGCAGGAACAGTTTTATCGGCAGGGGCAGGTCAAGGTTTGGGAACATCAGGCGCAGGTTATCCTTATAGTGCGCAACCATTTGGAACAGGTGGTAACGGCTGTATCGCCTTTGCACCGGGAGCTAGTTGGTTTTGGTCAGCACCTGGTGGCGGTGGAGGCGGTTGTTTCTGGATAGAAGCGGCTGGTACTATCAACGTGACAGGCGTCATATTCGCGCAAGGTGGTGATGGAGGTATTGGCGGGGCTAACGCTGCTAAGAACCCAGTATCAGGCGCTGGTGGTGGTGCAACCTGTCTAGTATCTGGTAGTGGCGCAGGCTCAGGCGGCTTAATACGGTTATCAAGTACTATATCCATTACAATAGGTGGTAGTGCTATTTTATCGGTACAAGGTGGCGTAGGTGGTAACGCTATCTCTAACGGCTTAGGAACGTCTGCTGGACTAATAGGAGGCGGCTTCGGTGGTTCAGGTGGTTATATCGTATTAGGCGCGCCATCAATAAACACAACAGGCGCAACACTAGACTTGGCAGGTGGTTTCAGTGGTGTCCCAGCCGGAGGTACTGCTGCCGGTGTAAACACTTGGACTATGCCAAACTGGTATACACCACCTTCAGGCGGTTCTTTCGCAGGTGATAGTGCCGGTATCACAGTTACGGGTGTTACGCCTAACCTAACGTATGTCCGTGGTCAAAGCACTATAGGACGTCTTATCACATTAAACTTTATACCTATAGGGTAAGGATGTTACATGGAGTTTCAAGGATGGACGCGCTACTTTGTTTCATGGGTACAGGTAGCGCCGGATATGTACATAACAACATTAGAAGGTTTGGCAGTCGGTTTACTATCAGACCAACCGTATAACTGGAACGAATGCTACGCCGTAGAAGGTACAGTCCTGGTTAACCCGGATATAGTACTATCATGGAACTTTGCAAACTCGTTTTCTGAGATAAAGGTGAAGCCATACGTTCCACCATTTATTCCGAATGGTCAAAGGTTCCTAAACTATTGTAATGACATAACCAACTTCCGTCAGACAAAGGTGGCTTTGATAGTACTAGCCAAGTTTGCTGCCTATATAGAGGCTACTGGTTTCGCGGGAGGAGCCGGTTATCAGCTTGACAATATTAGAGATGCTCTTATCGCGATGAAAGAGGCGCAAGACCTAGAGAACAACCCTACGCCTTAAACAGGTTATAGATATCCAAGTCAGGCTAAATGTTACATGGCACTTCAAAATATGTTAGTGTCCACTGTAGCCGTTGAGCCGATAGTAGTAGTGCCAGCGTCGTCGTCTGGTACACCTTCTTTTGGTGATGTGGCTACCGAAATAAAGAGCGGGCTATGGGCTATAGCACTTGCAGGTGCCATAGTATGGATAGCAACCGCTAAGGCGCGGGAGGTTTTCGCAACCTATGTTACCGAATATGTCAGAAAACAGATAAGCCTGTTAGACGTGGTTAAGGAAACCTCAACCGAGAATAACAAGCTTATCAAAGAGATACTGACTAAGGTAGACGAACATGATGTAACCAACCATCATAAACCGCATACGTATTACGATAACCTATCAGACGACTAAACGGTATCGCCATCACCCAAACCTCGGTAATAGGTCACACTACGCCCTATGTTATCGACTAAGGTTATGGTCAACCCGTCTAGTTTCGGAT